ACTTCATTCCAATCGCGGGGAAGTAGGATCTGAGTTTGTGTCAAGACATTATCATTAATCGGATGTTGCTTAACCATACGCCACTGCACTTGGTACGCTTTATCGGGAGTAGGGTTAAATCCGATATTCGTAGAATGACGATACCATTCCGTAGGCAGCGAGAGTACGGGAGTAAATCTGTCGGTTTTCTGATAATGACTCGTATCCAGCTTCCGGCGAACTGAGTTTGTTGGAAAGTCAACCCAGATTAGAATATCGTCTACAACGGATACTATGTCACCCGCTGGGGCGAGAAGAGTCTCATCATACTCTTGTTGTTTAGCAGTCAAATTAAAAACAGGCCCAAGTTCCTCCAACTCCACGAAGTCGTCTCTATAATCAGGAGAGCCACTTATCTCCAAAAGCGCGTCACGAAGCCAAATCGCTGCACGAGAGGAGTCGTTGGTACGATTCTCAGTTCGCAAAAGAACTTCGTTAACCAAATCTCCAATGAAAAACTGTATCCCGCTAGGACTCAGAATAGGCATCTAGACCCCCTCTTTCACAACATGCAATTTCTCGCCTATAGCCTTATTAATAACTATTAACTCCGCAGCCAGCTCCGCTTCGTATTTAACATCCCCTTTTGTACCTTTGTGTATTTTCTGAAGCAAAGCGTGTATAATCTCCCGTCGAATAAAAGGTCTTATCCATTCTCTGTATGTATCATATCCAGGAAGAACCCCTCTCGGGTTTCTAATACGTTCGTCTTCATTACAGGCAACTATAGCAATGGCAACTCGCTCTTCTTCTGAATCTGCGTAGATATAGTTCCCATTCATTGTAGTAGAAGAGACCCTTTCCATTAGATTAATTCCTTCTTCTTTTCAGCCAGAGAATGATTAAATCTATTAAAGGATAAACTAACGGAGCTATTGCTAGGCCAATGATGATACACAATAATGATCATATTATAGCCATTATCTATTCATGCTCTCTATCTGACTTCCTTTTAGGCACGTTACGAAGCTGTTGACCGATGCTCTTTATCCGCTCACCATGAACTTTGCTTTGTTCCTCTAGTCGCCCTTCGTAGTACTTTTGTTGATCCCGTAAACGAAACCACTGATAACCGTTGAGCATCAGAAGAGCGCCTACAAACAAGCAAGCGGCCATAACAGCGGCGATGAGCCATGCGCTGGTCATGTTAGTTGCTCAGAATCCACCTGGAAAACTCCATTGCTCCCCAGGTAGACCAGATAACTATTTCAATGGCTAGAGCAAGGCAAGTCCCCATAATTGCACCTTGACATACAGCCAGTTTTAGTTTTTCCATTTGCTTTTTCCTTTAATTGCTATGCGCTGGTCATTGACTATTTCCCGTAACAACTCCAAATAAAACCGTATGTCGAAGCCGCAGTAAGCGGAACTGAGTTATCTGCCCAGTTCCCAACGACGGAAGTTGTTGTTGGTGTTTGTATAACCGGCTCTTGAGCGAGTGCGTTCCACGAGCCGGTACCGTTTTGCAACCCAAAAATGCATACTGGTGGATTTGTGCCATAAGCTCCAGCAATGGTGCTAAAAGTAAGAGTGAAGGTTCCAGACGACCCTGGAGTGGTTCCTGCGGTTATTAGAACTGAGCCTGCCGCATCGGTTGACCCCGCCCCGACAGTGACGGTAGGGCCTGTCCCGAATCCGGTCACGGCAAACGTTGGTGCTGTACCACTTACGGTTTGTCTCCCCCCTAGTTGCGTAGTTGAACCAGTAGCTAAGGGAAAAACAGGAAACACGCCGCTACTAAATGATTGCGCTAATGTAGCAAGCGAACAAGGGAGAGTACCAGTACAATTTCTGTAATCGTTCCCACCAAGGTCATAAAAAGTTGCTCCAGCTGGGCCTGTTACCGCCGCCCCTGCTGCACCAGCGCCGCAACCTTGTATAGAAGAACTCATTGCTTCAACTAATCCACCGGAAGCTATCGTAATCCCGTTACGCGTGCCACCACCGCAACTGCCGTTGAACGGTATGAATTGGCTATCTGTGATGTACGCGCTGGAAGTCCCGTCTACCGTGAGACAGGTGACAATCCCAGCGAAGCATCCTATCCCTATGAAGTTAACAGAAGAACCTGAAGTGACACTGATAATACCAGGGTTCCCACCTTCATCGAATACGCTATTCTCAACTACGACCCCACCCCCAGTCCCGTTACGCGGCCCTCCAGCACTGGCTTGTCCACCGGAACCAACAAATTGAAGCGGTACGATACTAGGATTTGTCGTATTAATATTCCGCAGATGAATGACAGAAGAATTCTGGATTATAATTCCTGGGTCTTGCCCCAAGGTACTCGAACTCGCATTAAGTACTAGTCCATCGATGATAGCATTAGATGATTGAAGTATTGCGATTCTTCCAGAATTATCGGTGTTCCCACAGGAATCTAACTCCACGTTGCGGATCGTAAAGTTTCCACTAGCATTGATTCTAAACGCTTGTGCTACAGGGAGAGCAAAATTGAACGCGCTGCAATCTACAGTAAAGTCGCTAAATGTAAAGCCAAAGTTTTGCGTACTGTTCATCATCCAAGCCACGTTGGAGGATGTCGTGTCAGGACTCATGTAAATTATACAGCCTGATCTACTTGAACCGATGAAACTCACGCCTTGTGATTGAGCCGCACTATTCTGCAAAAAGAATGGCCCATCAACTACGTAACCACCGGGAGGACATATAACTGCTCCTGGGGATGCAAGGTTAGGTCCGAAGACTGGTCTGTTCGAGCGCAGCGCCGCTACTGCTGCTGTTTCAGCGGCGAGCATGGCGGTAGTTTCTTTCTGGGTAAACCAAACACACTTGCTACTGCTACCTGATTGCCCGTTCCCGGTTGCGGGGGCAATGGATATGGAGCTTGCAGACGTGAATGCTGAGATTGTAGAGATTGTCGTTGAGAGTTCGCTAGTTCCAAATTGAGGAGAAACACAGAAAATCTTATAGCCTACATCACTAGCAAGCCACGGAGAATTCGTCGCATCCGTAATTGTGCTGCTTGTATTCGTTGTAACAGCGGTTGTGGTACTCTTGGCGTCCCCGATTGCGCCATAGAGAGGGTTCTTGATATTGAACTGGCCGGGCAAGTTCGACCCGGACGTGACGCTCCCTCCTGCTGTCCAAGTAGTACACGCATTTCCCGTAACTGCTGTACATTGACGATTGCCTAAACTTATTAAATTATAATACTGTCCCCCGATACTACAATTTACTTCTGAATCAGCATATGCAACAACCCCAGGTCCGCATGTAATAGAAATCGCAGGCGGTATAACACTGCTAGTAATTGTCTGAGAAGCGCCAGTTATGGTAAGAAATCCAGAAGTAAAGCAAATAAACTGAGTCTGAGCGCATACTGTAACAGTCCATTGAGTTCCTGTCGGGGTGATTAAATTATTATCTGGAACAGGTACGCTAGTAAAAGCCCCAACGGAGCTAAGAGAGCCTGTTACAGGAACAGGAGTATACGGCGCCCCGCTTAGTCGATAAGTTCCGTTAAACTGAGGCTTCGGGATGAAATTAAACGTGTATGTACCATTATTCCACGTCTGCCCACCAGCGTCAGTAATAGTCGCGGTTACGTTAGTGTTCTGAGCATGAACACTAAATATAAATAGCAGAGAAAAAAACGAAACGACGAGTATTTTTCTCAACATTAAAACGGTCCCTCCAATCGTAGATGGATCGCGTATTGCATAGAAGTACCCCCAACCGAGGCGTAGTTTGCGGTAGCGTATTGAATCGCAACGCCTCCTTTCGCGTTAAACGTGTACGAGCCACTAGCTACCGGTGAACTACTACTTGATGGAGGGCCACATCCTACAGCGTTGCATGTGCTTATAGCGGTGAGAGCGAAATTGGTTTCTGTAGCACTAGTATCAGCATCACCGTACGAGAACAGAAGACAGCTAGGGAGGGTGGAGCTAGTAGTAGCAGCTTGAGTTACCACCGTATAACAGGATATTCGATAGAATCCGTTAACACCAGGTGTAAAGAGTGTTGTCCCGCCGATGTTAGCACCCTGTCCGGTTAGATTAACGGACGCGGCTATAGATATTGGAGCTGCCCAAGTACCATCTCCACGCCAAAAGGTAGAACTTGAGGCGCCAGCTCCACTATTAAACGCTTCTATTCTGAAGTTTCCTATAGAATCTAAAAAAGCGTTACCTGCGTAGGTAAGAGAGTCTGAGACATTCTTACCTAGTAAAATATCAGCGGTGTTAGTGTTGTTCCTCCAGTCGATGGTATCAACGCTCGCCATTCTAATAAAACCCGTTAACGCAGGATTGGCGGAGGTGCTACTCAACGAACTAACTATCAAAGCCCCCGATGAGATTATCGGAGCTGTCCATATATATGAGTATGTAGATACCCCGACTCCCCCGACACTCACTACGTAATTCTGACCCGCCGCGGCGAAGAATACATAATTTCCTTTAGCATCAGCATTAGTAGGATTAGGAAGCGGCAGAGTCAAAGCAACATTGGAGAATATACTCGCAGCCCCTGTACATGCAGAACCATCAGGAGGGAGAGTGGTTCCATTACATACTGTTATAACAGCACTTGGAACAATCTTCACCATTCCAGAACCAGCAGATGTGTTTACGGAGACTAAAGCAATATCTCTATGTCCAGCTCCTTGAGCGTAGCTACTCGCAGAGAATAAGCCCAATAAAATACCAATGATAAACAATCTCAATACAGCAGAAGCCACCGTAGCTCTCAGAGTTAACTGCGTCGTTGTCGCGGCTACGCTTCCGGTATAAACATCACAAGCTCGATCTTTTTGCATAACCCAATACCCCACGGGAAGTCTCTGGAGATTGTGATTCACAGTAAAATCAGTATTCGGAGCTACAGGAGCTACTACGTTTATCCAGGATCCTGATATATTATCAGGAATTGTCCCATCTCCGAATCCGATATTCCCATTCAAAACTTGAATAAAGTTCTGGTACACGGTTTTCAACATCTGAACAAAATCATTTAGAGACTTTTGTTCGGGCTTAATAACGGTGAAATTAAGATTTGGAGAGGCTTTCAATCTATTGTTCCCCCACGCTGCTCCCCAGAAACGTCAAACATCGGACAAAATTCAATCACAGCACCGGGCTGACCAGCAGCCACTGAGCAGGTCCACGTAATTCTAAGACCCGTGACATTGAATCCTAAAATAGTGCTTATCGAATCCCCGGTCCCGCTTCCAAGAGTTACTACTTGAGTTTCGGAATAGCCTTTATCATTTGATATAACGATGGTGTACGTTACTGCTCCTTGATCCTGTACCGTAAGACGAAACTTCTTAACAGTATGCTTATGTCTACGATCCTTGAAAATATGTTTCCCAGAGGTTATCGACGCGGCTATCTCGGAGTAATTCGTGAAATCAATATAAGCAATTTGACCGTTGTTATACCCAATAGCAAATCCGTCTAGAGGATTCGCTGCGTTTATAGTAACGGGTGACCAGCTTTGATCTAGAATACGTCCAACAAGATCGATAATACGTATACCAGTATTCTTAAAGAACAAGCCCGCAACAGTTTGAGTTCCGTTGTAACTAAAATCAGTCCAGTTATTCTCATCGAAGTTATAAACCCATGTACGAATGTTCGGGATAATAAGCCAGTAAGCATTGAAAACCTGACCATTAATAGCCTGTGTTACATAAGAATAGGCGTTAAGAGGGTTACCTGAATATAAATCAGCAAAAATCCTCGAACGTGCTCCTATCCTACGCTTGCCATCAAGAGGCATATCCCCGATTGGAATAACTGAGGATTGATTGAAAATATAAACATTGTCTTTGCCTACATACGCAGCGCATTCTACACCGTCTCTATTAAAATGATCTAAAGAACGTGGGACAATGTTGCCGATATTGCTATTTGCGATAGGAGTAAAATAAAACGGGGCTAATCCTATTCCAGTTGGCTGAATCTGAACGATACCCCATTGATGCCACCCATACCCGTATTGACCGAGCTTGAGAAGACCTTGTCCAGGACCTAGATTGTTAAGATTATCATTCACACCCGCAGAGAACGAAGTCCAGTCCGTCGGGTCTCCCACGGCACTCCAGCGGTATCGCTGTGTAAAGTTTACACCACCCTCGACGGTATTAAGAGTCATCAAATGCAAACCAATCTCAGCAAGATAAGATGCCGCGGGAGCATTAACGGAACTCTGAGAGTAACCAACAGTTATCCCATCCCAGAGCCATACCTTATCAGCTCCTTGAGAAAAGCATAACTTATTGTTAATAACATCCCATCCAAAAGTCTGCGAAGCTAATCCAGTAAAAGCAGTTCCAGCTATCGCAGTCCACCCAATTCCATTCCACTGAAGGAGACGAGTTTGAGTCATCACGACTTGAATACGATTACCGTTTTTATTATAAAAATCAGCTATCCCCAAAACAGGCTCATTAGTTGGCGCAGGAAAGGGAGGAAGCGCAGTAAAACCTGGGCGAACATAGGCTACGCCTTTTCGAAAAAGGAAGTTCGTGGAATCAGCAAACCCATAGTCTTCTATCTGATCTAACGGAAGCTCAGACTGAACACCACCAAAAGGACCAGTAATCGGAAATTCTTGTAATTCCTCCGAGCGTACTTGTTGCCTATCTTGAGCAGCAGGCATTATTGAATCAACTCCACCAAGAAATGATACGGAGTTATTTGATCCGTCGCAGCTACGTTAAAGTTCATTTGAAGAGCTTGAATTCCAACCCAATTCAAACCTGCTCCTACTATACTCGCTTGCACTACACCCCCAGCAGCCGTAACAAACACAAAGACTCCTGAAGTAACTCCAGACGCAGCACCGGTATTAAGAATAGTAGCAACAAGACTCGAAGAGCCTACTACGTTAATCCCAGGATCAACAGGACCAGCTACATTAACACCATTAAGAGAAAGAGTATAAAATATATCCGCAGTCCCGGTCGTGTGCGACCACGCAGAAGTAACTCTAATTGCCTTCAAATTCGGGACGACGTTGGCTTGAAGATTGTAAGAATAAAATGCTTGTGCTGCTCCGTTTCCGACGATAGGGGCTAAATTCCCCTGCGCATTGAGAAGAGCATGACTAACAAAACTAGCTGTAATATCAATCCACACCGCCCCGTTCCACTGGAAAATCTGATTTGTATCCGTCGAGAAATAAAGAAGCCCGTACCCAATCCCACCCCAAGTGGCGTTTACAATCTCAGGAGTAGGTCTGTTAGCAAGAATACCGCTTAGAAGCGACATTCGCTGCATTACATCTGTACGAAAGTTACGAAGATCCTGCCCAAGCAAATTCGCTAACTGCGTATCGGGGGGAAAGGTTGTGTCATAAACATTAGTAAATGTTGGTGGAAATGGCATAGTTTACCTTATCAGCGAATATCTAACACCTATACTATCGGCTATCCACTTCGATTTTGCACACTCGTTATTCTCAATCTTCTTAATTTGATTACAGTTATAACAAAGAAGTTGAATACCTTCTATTCTTCCTTTAAGAACTCTTCTCAAAGTGGTATGAGAAGATTTGAAAGTACGTTCCTTGTTACCATCTCCGTTAATATGATCAAAACACAAAGCTCTCCAATCAGAAAATCCACATCTTACACATTTTCCGCCAAGCATTTCTATGGCTTTTCTTCTAGCCTCAAACCAGTCTCTTATCCCAGGAAATGGCATATATTAGATGTTCACTTTCTGAACACTAAATAAACTGCGTTCTACTTGACGATATTCTTTAGTAAACACCTCTGCGAGATCATTTCGGTATTGTTTATCTGGTAAACGGAGCTTGTCGCAGATTTTATAAGCCTCCTCAAAGGCTTCTTCTATAGAACCTCCATGCCCAATGGCTACACCTATAATTCCATATCCACCGGAGGTGACAAGCGAATCTTCTTGTAAACTAATCTCGTAAGAATAGAATTTTTCGAGGTCAGATTTGCGAAGTCCACGAATTGGGAGCCCTGGACGGGCATGAAAGTCCTCGCTCGGCCACGGCGGCACGGAAATCCTAACACCCGCAGCGAAGCCATCTGAGACTTCGAGATCACTGGACTCTCCATGACAAGAGTTATATACGAACTGTCCGAAATCAGATTCAAAAAGCCCATACAAAAATGTCGGGAATGCATCATAGCCCAGTCGGGGTGTAAATTCGAGCGCATAGATTTCTCCTTCCTTGGAGACAACGGTGTTGATATCTATTGGCCCGGTCCATTGATTCTCTTCAAGCATTCCTGACAATTTTGCAAGTGTTTCGCAAAGCCTGCATTCCCGATCGTTACAGCACCACACCACATTACCTGTACACCCTCCCGAGGGACCAATGTCTCCAGGGAGGAGTTGCTTACGTTCGAGAGTGTGATTGGTTGGACGAAGCATTTTACCTTGTGCGCACCAGACCTCGCTTGAGATACATGCGCCGTCAATGAATTCTTGCAGTGTAAATTCTGGTTCATT